GAACATAAAGAGGAACATAAAGAGGAACATAAAGAGGAACATAAAGAGGAACATAAAGAGGAACATAAAGAGGAACATAAAGAGGAACATAAAGAGGAACATAAAGAGGAACATAAAGAGGAACATAAAGAGGAACATAAAGAGGAAAGTGATATCGATAGTGACGATGAATTTTTACATAAATCAAGTAATGAACAACAACCTAAAAATGAAGAGTATAATAGCGAATGTGTTTGTCCATATTGGGCAATGGGTAATTGCAAAGATGGTAATCGATGTGTGCGCTCGCATGATCCAAGTTTTTATGAAAAATATAAGTGGGGGACATGTATAGATATGATAATGTTCGGTAGCTGTGATAAACAATGGTGTACGGCGCGACATAATACAGATATAAATAAAAACATACCGAAGCAATTACATAAAATACCATGTGTTCATATATACGTTGGTAATAAATGTAATCAAGGTGGCCGATGTAATTTTATACATGATGATACATTGTTTGGAAAGTTAAAAGGACATTGTACGACCTTTTTAACAAAAGGACGATGTAATAAAGGGAACATCTGTAAATTTACACACGATCCAAATTATGTATTGAATAGCATTAATATTGACGAGCCTGTAAATAATATAATTGTACAAGATGCACCAACTAATTCATTCTGTGATGTAGTTAGGCGGTCGCATTCTATAATAAATGAAAAGAAAAATGAAAATAAATCTGAACAATCAATAGGTGAACACCGTAGTAATGCGCTAATTTGTGAGATTAATAACAATAATTTACAATGTATAGAAAATGAACAGGAAAAATTGATGGAAATAATGCAGACATGTATAACCAAATATATGAAGTTACATACTGATAAAAAAAACCTTAATAAATAAGCACATCAATAAGCACATAAATGAGTTTGTTAAATTAACTGATTTAACAAACTTATAAATGTTGAGTATATATATAATATTAGCAATGGATAATTATTTTCATGTATGTCCGGCTGTTATGAGTGATGGAAGGATATATACAGATTTCAGGCAATCTGTTATTTATGATACAGATGCTATGAATGGTAATCATTTGGCAAATAATAATGAATTTGGTAAATATATTTACAAACATGGTAACTTAATTAAAAATAAAGCGTTAAATAAATGCGAATGTAATACATGCTGGGTTGCTCCGAAAATTCATATATTTAAGACAGTTGTGTCTCCTAAACAGTTAATGTGGCAAAATAAGCAATATGATGAAGATTTTTTGGCCAATAATTAATTATAGATGCATTTATATTGTTTGCTATAATATGTTTTACATGCATTATTATATGATATATCATTCAGCATTATATTTCCAATTTCAATAACATCCTCAATCGAGTTATGTTTTTCGTCGATGATTACAAGCTGTCCATTTGCATATACACATACTGTATGGTTGTCCATTTTTATGGCTTTATAATGTATTTACTTATCAAACTTTATATTCATCAATTTTTAATCTGGTATATTGCTCTTAAAATTTGCAAATTAAATTTTTCAAATTTTTATTGTAAATAATATATATAACTAGTATCAATAACATTATGTCACATCATAATCAACTAAAACATGCTTTAACAGTATCCGCCAGTAATGACGGTATTTTACATGACAGTGGTGTTCATTTAGCAGTCGTTTCCAGCGAATCCGATAGACTTAGTAAAAAAGACACTGCGCGATATAAAACATTTGTAGACACGTCGAACCCAACGCGATGTGGTATGGTAACGGCAATCGGTTTGTTAACACAACACCCCGATAAAATGTCGGAAGTTGCTATATTAAAGTGCTTATCCGCATTAGGTATAACACTTAATGATATTGCGATGAGTAAACATTATGGATCATCACATTTGTTGCATAAATTTGATGATATTGAATATAAAATAGATAAAATAGATGAACGTACAAAAACCGATATGAGTACAATGAAAGAAACGCTAGACACAGATGTCGGACGAACACGCGAAGAGTTGGAAAGGCACCGATCCGATTATCAGCAACAGCTCGCTACTAAAGAAGCCGAGTCGCGAGCCCTACAACAACAGCTCGTTGAAAAAGAACTACACCTACGTACACAGTACGACGACTTGATTATCGAACAACTCGACAAGTCGCGAGCCCTACAACAACAGCTCGCAACTAAAAAAGATGAGTTTAACACACAACAATACACCATACAACAGCTCAAATCTAAAGAATCTGAGTTGACCACCCAACAAACCGAACTACATCAACAGCTCGCAACTAAACAAACCGAGTTTGACGCACAACAATCCACCCTACAACAAGAGATTGTTCGACAAAAAGACGCGTTATACAACCTACAAACACAACTCGTTAATGAACGCATCGAACATTCACGTGAACAAGACACCCTATCACAACAGCGCGCTGAACAAACCGCCGAGGTTACAACCCTATCACAACAGCTCGAGCAAAAAGAAACTGAGTTGTACACCGTTAAGAATAAGTTGGCACACGTTTCGGCTGATCGAGCAAATATACAGGCACGTTTAACAAACCAGCAACAACAACGCGGTGGTGGATCGGATATATCAGAAATGCATCGATACGCAATGTCTACTGACGCCACTGACAAAAAACTACTTCAAATATCACTTGCTAACTACATTCCTCATTTAACAACCGATAATATTATCAACAATCGCAAATTGCAAGTATCAGCATCAAATACAATTAATGCACGCACACATATATTCGACAAATCAACGTATACTGAATTTGGTAATTTAGCGATAGCATATATATTATCTATGTTATACGATACCAATAATGCCTATTTTGAAGAAACCAATAATGCCTATTTTGAAGAAACCAACCACCAAATTGATCTACAAATTGATGAAATAAAAAGAAAAATGCATACTATTAACAATACATATGAACATACATTATCGGAACAGCAAATAAATATACAATACAAATTAGAGTATATCAACTTGATCAAATTGTATACTGCTGAACAATCAGAATCGCGCAACGAATCAATTAATCAACAAATACAAATACAAATACAACACACAACGTCTGAGATACGCAACATAAATGAAAAAATAGAAACATATAACGACACTATATCCGAAATAGAAAGGAGTAACCCGGAATTGATATTATTGCAAAATCAAGTTGATTATCTTAATCAACTTTGTGTTCACCCGCATGACGATATAGAAAAAATGATTAACAATCTTGGAATATATAGCAAAAATATATCAGAGTTACATAATGAGTTACGCCCTGTGTTACTAACGTATTTTAAAACGAATTGTTATCCGACATTCGATAGTGTTTACAATGAACATATGGAAACTATAATACCGATGAATATATCAGAATACGACTATACGAATGTAGTTTGCGCTTTTTTAGCAAATTTGGCGATGCTGGTTAAATTATGTTGTTTATATGCCGTTGATAATACATTGCAAATAGACATTAATTCAAAATGTAGCGAACTCGAAAAGCTTAATATAACACTGGTTGACAAAATTTGCGAAAATGGAGTTCATGGTTATTATTCACCCGACAATAACTTAGCACTCCTATTTATTTTATCGAATCAATCTGGTAGGTTGCTAAAATATAAACGTTTCGATATTGATCTCGACGTTTCCATGCATGATATCGCACATGCATTTGTTGCAAAATATATAACCGAATGTACAAACTATAGCATATCGCTAATGCAATTTTGTAAAGATGCGATAAATTTGTGTAATAATGCTATTAATAGTACACACGATGATAAAAATACATCAATTGGCATAGCAATATATGCAACCATGCTAGCCGGTCACGTAGCCACAATGGATCACGATGCTATTTTGGTGGCGATATCGCAACCATACACAAAATATGATGTTAGTGCAATATCAATCCAAAAATGTATCAATTTTGGTGAGCGTGACGAGTATCTGACAAGTTGTTATAAAGCATCGATATGTAATATGTTGAAAGATATTTGTGACGACGTTGTATCGACAATGAATATGCTTATTGATGCGAGTATATACGATCATGACGATTCGCAAATATTGAACAACAAATGTGCGTACCATTATGATAAATTAATGATGTGTTTGGAAAAGTTGCGATTTTATGGTGTTGGGAAAATTCTTTCAACACATAACTGCAATAATGCAATAAATGTAGTAAACACCGTATTATCGATCATATCGACGGTATTCGTTGATAATAATAATACACTCGACGCCACGCATAAATTTACCGAATTATATCGCATATTTAATGATGCGTTCAAAAGTCATAACATACCATACAATGTCGCTAACCAATTTAATTTGTATGATTATACACTTGAAATGGTGCATTTAATATACGGCGACATAGAATGCTTTACTATAGCAGACATAACTAAAAATAACTTACCTTTTCGGTATCAACCAGATACCAGCGTAATACATAAATTCGACGAGTCATTTAACTACGTAATGCCACTCAACGCCAGAGTATTCCTTATGCAAATATTATGTTGTTACCAAGAATATCGTATGTCCATTGTGCATATGTCGCGATGTTCAGAACCATTACTTGCAAACATGCTTACGAGTAAATTCATGCCACGCACGCATGAGCAAAAAACAAATTCTCAGAATACGCAAATTAGCGACAATCAAATACAAATTGCATATGACAACTGTGACCCATATTACAAGATGGTAGTACATAATGAAAAATCAATGGACGTGCTATGTAAATACAACGATCTTAAGTACAATATATTTATATTAAAGGATGCATTGTCAGACGTTACGATAACACAATCTCATTTATATAATGAATTGGATCGTGCAATAAAATATATTATTGCATATCGAGTCACTGACAATATAATAATAGATTACAACATCATAAAATTACATATATCGAATATATCACAAATATTACCAATATATATCGAGTTGGAACATCCAGAAGAGGACAACGTTATATTACGTATATGTACTATATGCGACGATATAACTAATTCATTTGATGTGTGTGTTATACAAATATGCGACGTATTCAACACATTTGCTGATCTATGTCAATCTATAGTTAATACAGATATTGAGTTAAATACTAAGTCAATTCGTGACTATATTGTTGACGAAGAACCCAACTCCGACGAATTAATCACTGTACCCGCCATATATGTACGTTACATAAAAACTGATAATAATCCTGACAAAAAAATAATTGCAAATATTATAAGCAATTATGATGGCGAACGCGACACCGATACGACAGGCCAGCTTGAACAAATTTTCATTGATAATAGGGTAGTGTGCATATCGAATATAGACAAAGCCATTGAAACTGAACATGACACAGTATCATATATGATATATAAATCATTGCCCATATACGATGACGAATCACCCATGATTAACATACAAACGGCCAACGAATTAATAAATAGTGTTAAAAGTATCGATTGCGATGGCATTGTAAAAAATAAAGTTATTAACAAAATACGTTTAAGAACACTTATTACTATTGATCACACGAAACCTACACAAACGCTAACTTTGCACGATAACGATAGCACCCACAAACAATACTTGAAAAATCGCAAAAATCAATTAAGTAATTACAAACGCATCGACGACATACCGCAAATAACTACTATAATATTAATTGAACTATTCCGCACTAAAATAAATGAGTTTAATGAAAAGATGCTACAAGAAACACATAATACTGATGCGACGCGCGAATTATTTGAAGATATTTTAGCTTGTTTGATTGACCTAACAATTGTATTTAACAAACATTTTGTAACATCAACCATTAAAACGGCATTTTCTGTATTCATTGTATATTTGACGAAAGGCGTATCGTCAACGCAACTCATTAATACACTAGATAATAAACAAGAATCAAGCACACATATAATTGACGAAAATGCACTAAATATAATACTTGAAATTATGAACACTAACGTGTTACATCGATCCGTTTATGGTATCCATATCACCAATCTCGCGCGTACTAATATACGTAATTGTATACCTGATCACAATTTAATAGTCAATGTTGATGATGTACCATGCGATATAATCACCTATAATGTACTCGATGAAATAATGCAAAGGGCATCTGATAATATGTTCAAATATATGAACGCGTATCATAATAATTATATCGGAGGTACACACATATGTGGTCAACCATATAACATGGTGCAATCCGAACATTATAGCCATATCTATCAATACATGTCGAAAATTAATACAAATAATGACTATATCGACTCGGCTATGTTGACGGCGCTGTTCAATAAATGGTGTTATAATGTCACTCCCTATAACATTGCCGTAATAGAAAAATGTATGCAGTCCTGGGTCGATATAATGACATCGATTCATCGCGATATAAATACATTGATGCACGAAGAAGAATTACTCAACAAACTGGATGATTCTAAATTATCCGATCAAGACACCGACCATATACAACGACTAAAACAGTTAATCGAACAACAAAAGTTTGAATATACATTAGCCAAACAAGAATGCGACGTATTCAAATACAGATATAGCAACATGCACGATTTGCAAAAAAAGCACATAGAGCTAACACAAATAAGACATCGTAAATTACAAAATAATGACCGACTGAATATGGTTTTAACAAGAATTACAAAATCGCACCAGGACTCGCCCGAAGACGGCGCCGAGTATGAACAGCACATGTCCACATTACAACGTGAGTTAGAACAACTTAGAAATAACATTGCACATATTGACAACGACATTAATTCCCACGAATTAAATTCATATGATCGATCATTACAACAACTACGTGACACACGTTGTATCTATTTATATAACTCACATATGCCAATTTATGATACACGAATCACACCATTGACGGATCATATACAAAATAAAGCATTATCCAGCGAATTCTCGACACGTACGGACATGTTGTTTGTCGACCAGTCCGCGTTAAACGGAATATCAGATATGATTAAGAACTGCAATTACCGCGTTCAAGATACCCTTCCATATCCGGTTATCGAATATATAAATATAATTATTCAGACACGTTTACAAAAAATGCAAATTGTCCATAACCCGGATATATCCGGTCAATTGGTGGGTGGCAATATCGCGCCCGCGAGAATGTACGATCAATATAGCATGCGTGGTTATAAATTAGCAAGTCATATATACAAGGGACTGTTAGATCAATGCAATCGTAGCGGAAAACGCCTTAGCGATCATACAACACACCGATTTGAGAAATCTCTTAATGTACTCAAATTACTCGAGGATAAATATTACAGCAATTTAAGCAATCATCAAGTAGATAAATGCAACGCAATTGCTAACCAAATTACTAATACTGAGCGCGTTATAAAGAAATATATTATTGCCATTTCAGATAAATCATAATTAACAAATTAAATAATACAAATTCGTGTTATTTAATCAAACTATTGTTATTTTATCATTGTTTATTGTTAAGTATCGATATTGCTTCACGAACACTATGTTTTTTAATATAACTGATCCATTATCTAAAACTGTATTTGGTTTCTTTGTTATAAACAATAGTTTAGCATCTCTTGTGTGTTCTAAATTAATAATACCAGACGGTTGGCTATCGTTACCTAATAAATTAAAGCACATTACACCCATATTATTACTAACGAGCACTTTATTATAAAACGGTTCCACATACGAGCTAAAATTAATATCATCAATAATGTTAAATATATTCCCATCTATATACAATTGCACGTTTGTAAACACGTCATTATATTTAGTTAGTATATTGTTAAATATATAATCATCGATACCATCAAACGAATATTTCCAATAAATTCTAGTTATCGGTGAGTGTGTATCTATTTTTACTAGTTGGTTTCCATTTGAAGTGTGTGAATTAGATGTTGACACAGTGTGTATGATATATGTTAGTTCTTTACTTTTTAATTTAGTAACTTCGATATCTTCCATAAAATAATAATCATTAATTAAATAGCTGTCCGCGATAGCAATATCATCAGTATCGTATGGTGGTGTATATGTTTGTTCGGCGATCGTAGTGGTTACGCTATACGTGTCATTTGTTGTATATATAACATCAGCGGTTGCAAATGAGCCAATTAATTTATTGTAATACAATGTACGCGTTACGTTATCAAAGTAAATAAACTGCCCATATTTATTACCAGAGTATATATATTCAAACTGCGTAAATAACACAATGTCATCAGATACTGTTACGTAATGCGTCGGTGCTGTCTTACAGCATTTTTCGATATTCTCAAATTCTATTGAGATGCGGACAGCGTCGGATATCACACACAATGGTAATGGAGCAGACAAGTTAAATAATATAGGTATGTATAATGTTAATTCTTCTACATGCGGTTGCCATTGTGTGTTTATGTTGTTTAGCGTTTTTATTGAGTGTGTTATATTGCATGTATTATGGACGTGTGCATAATCGCCATAATACTTATCAACAATAACGTTGTTTATATCTATGATTGCTGATTTTACAATATGATGCTCTATGTTAGCATCCCATTTCATATAACCTACCTTTGACGCGTCGTTTTTGTGTACGTTTGGTAATTTAACTACTAACATTATATTGCCTAACAAATCACCTAGTTTATTGACAATACATGACGCGCGTTCGCCAAAGTTAGCATGTGATATAAAATTCTGTTGTACATGATCTATATAGAAATTTATGTACTTTATAAACACTTTTTTGAAATAAGTTATATCTGGCTTGATATTGATGTGATTATGATTTGTGTTGAACGCTAATATAAGGATTCCGATTCCCATTGATTATCAACTATATGTATATTGGTTATTTAATATGTTATATTAAATAACTAACTCAATTACATAAATACTTTTCGCACTTATTATTTCTACATAACCACATAGTATAATGTGTATACATCTGTCTAATAGATATAATCGATCATGAAAATATATACCAATCATATAATACGCATATAATTAAATGCTAACTACATACAAAAAATATATTAAATATAAACAAAAATATATACAAGCTAAGAAAAAGTTACAATTTGGTGGCGGTGTTACCGTCGGTGACCGACAACTATACCAATTATTCAAATACGATGTTTCATATCGAGAATTTTCAACTAGTCATGGTATTTATAACAGTCAAAATGACCAGTTATATCACGATAATATGCTAGTTCTAAAAAATTTACCCAGGTTACCAATTATGATGTCGTTTAATATTAATTTATTTACACAGCCAAACAAATTATTTTGTAACGCACAATTAAATAGTCATTCGGAAATTGATTTAATCCAATTTATGTTATCCAATTTAGTTATATTTTCATCAAATGGATATGCGCATTTGAAATGCGTTACTAATATAACAGATAACGAATATGATCAACTACATGTACATATATTAGAAAATCACTCGATGTCTTTATGTGGCGATATATGTCGATTAAATGCGGTTAGGGTTCCAAATGCAAAAAGAACATGTGTATTAAATTGCACAAGCCCAACACAACATCAAATGTTTGACGTAAAAGGAGTCGGTATGCCTCATAGCGTCGACGTGTGGAATGATACATATCAACATGTGTTAAAAATTAACCCATGTCCTCAAATAAAATCACATGAAACTGGAACTTTACCAATTGGAGAAAGTATATACGAATATATAATGACATACTTAATATATAAAATTGTTACGGTATGTCCTTTTTTGCATAATTTCTATAATGTTGATGTTGTATTATTGTATTGTGTTATACAATTACCATTTATAGATAAATATTCTGGCGATAACATGAGTTTATCATTTAGAGAAGCATTCCAAAGATGTTTACACATTAAAGATGTATCAAGATTGTCTGAATTACAATCGTTCATATTTGACACTGTGTTCAAATTGTTTGGAATTAATACAGGATATGGATTTTATTATAATTTTAATGTACAAGCAAGTAATTATGGTAATTTACCAACAAATATGGGGCAATTGAAAAATGATATACATATGCATTTTTCACAGAATGGTAGCAAACCTAGATCGGGCGGGTGTTGTGAAAATACAGATAATCCGTTTAATTACGTTGTCCAAATACACGATGTTGCGCATTTTTCATTATTTACTACTACGGCTCGCGATAAATATGAAGAACACCGATATCCGGATGATATACCACCCGAACAATATTTAGATTTCGATGAGAATATCAAGTCTGATCGAAGTGTGTCAGTTGGATTAACTGCCAAATTTAATGAATTATATGATCAATTATTTGCAAAATATATGATAATGCCTTTGCAAAAATACTATGTTAACGAATCTGATATAACAGATGTACTTATCGAAAAACGATACATGTATTGGGGTATGACAAAAGTGACAATTGCCAAATTGATGGATGATGTACATTCATCCGATAATCCAATAGAATTTGTGAACAATTTAATAAACGAATCATTTGCATGGATTGACTCTAGACGGGAAGAAATAAATATCGATATTCGTAATTTATTTATGACACTGCTTGCATAAAAAATTGAATAGTTGATATATATGCATCATATATATGTATAATGTAATTCATTTTAACGAATTCAAATTTATCAGCACACGGTGCTCAAATTTACCACTAAACACAAGAGATGAGTTTTTACAATACAACATTCACTGCTAGGCAATTAACTACTAAAAGCATTTGCAATCAAACACATGTATTTAATGCACTTGAACAACGCGTGGTTGGCGGACTCTGTCCAATGTGTGGCACCGATATGTATAACACACATAGTACCAGTATTGTAATGTGCGATGTATGTGCCAGACATCCAGATAACCGCTATTTTTTAGAAATTGTTAACTATCGCATGAATAGTTGTGATAGACCGGATACGTTTTTACAAGCGTGTGAAACGTATACACTGTATACACTGTATTATGATCCGCCGAATATTATCGCGATACCCGATAACAAGATCCATTACCAGAATAGCCAACGCGGTGAATAAGAAGATTGTGAAATAATAACTTATTACACAATCTTATGCACGAATGTATAAAATATGATATTACCTGCTGGAAATTATTAAATTTTTAGTATATGTTCAGATATACATATAGCGTATGTATTCTATTGCATTGTAATAATATAGCATTTACTAAGTATCTCGATTGTAATGGGTTGTTTTAATGTATTATGTCCAGTTTGTGGAATATGTTTAAACGGTATTGATAAATCTTATAAAATTCCTAGAAAATGGATCAGCAATGTAACATTATTGTTACCAAATAAAAAGCCAATGCATAAATTCTATGAAATATATGGATCAACAACATTCACAAATGGTAAAACTACTATTGATTTGCCGGTGTATGGTAAAAACAAAGGTGTTGCCGTACACACTGATTGCTGGATAGCATTTAATCGCATAACGGATAATACATTGACATATAATTATTTCAAAGGTTCTAAATTAAATAAATACGGATATTTGTTGAAAAATATTAATTACTCGCCTATAAATGCGTATTTAGGACAGTTTTTAGATATCGATCGCATTATTGAATCGAAAGATAAATACATATTAATGACACCGTTGAAAAATAAACAAAATGCACGACGGATTATTAAAATAATTAAAAAGATATATATGGACAACAAAAATTGATATCATATACGTATGTTAGATGGATAATTTGTACGAGCATATAACAAACTACAATGGGAAGAAGCAAAAAGAAGCGATGTGTAACCGATGGATGCACAAAAACTGCGTGTTACAATGTCGGAGGAATAGCGCCGATGTATTGTTCTAAGCATCGGAAGCATAATATGCATGATGTGACTATGAACACATGCATATATGATGAGTGTGATAAGTGTCCGTTATACAGTTACCCTAATATTGTAACTCCATTGTTTTGTGAAAAGCATTCTAAGAACGGGATGGTGAAAATGATATACCGAATATGTCGCGTATATAATTGCAACAAGCAGAGTAACTATGGTCATAAAGGTTCGAAAACAGCATTATATTGTAAGCAACATGCAGAAAAAGGCATGGTCGATGTTAGAAATACAAGATGCGTTATTAGTGGGTGCGATAAGCAACCTACATATGCACATGGTCATGAGATACGAGCAACACATTGCAAAGATCATAAGTTACAAGATATGGTTGATGTGCGACATGGTACATGCAAACATGATAAGTGTAATGTCAGGCCGAATTTTAATTTTGTTGGTAATAAAATAGGAATATATTGCAGTCAACATAAAAAAGAATCAATGGTCGATGTAAGCAAAAAGCAATGTGCTGAACCGAATTGTACTAAGCAACCGAGTTTTAATTTTAAAGGTGATATGACTAGATTGTATTGTAATTTACACAAGAAACCGAACATGATAAATATGTCAAAGATAAGCAATCAATGTAATTACACTGGATGTATTACACGAGCAAATTTTAACTTGGTAACAGAGCGACGAGGAATATATTGTTCTAAACATAAATTAGAAAATATGATAGATGTTACACATGGTCGATGCAATGTAGAAGGGTGTATGAAGCAACCTAAATTTAACAGTGTCGGAAAAACCGTAGGTGTATATTGTATAGAGCACAAATATGAATCAATGGTCAATGTATGCAAGAAAACTTGCGCCGAAGAAAAATGCGAAAAGCAACCTAGGTTCAATTATTTGAACACTAAAGGTGGAATATATTGCGCCGTTCATAAACTTGATGGTATGATAGATGTTAATAGTACGAAATGCATGAACTGCGACAAATATGCCGCATATAATTATCCTTGTGAACTCAAGTCATTATATTGTATTTTGCACAAACAACAAGGTATGATAAATTTAAGCCATAAAACGTGTCAATATAATGGGTGTAAATCGAATGCGTTGTTCGGACTAATAAATAAAAGACCGCAATTTTGTTATAAACATAAGCAACCTAATATGGTCAACTTGATATTAAACAATAAATGCAATGTGGTAGATTGTGATAAAGAGTATGAATTTATTATTGATGATATTAAATATTGTATGGAACATTGTCCAAACAAAGATTATGAAATTATTCTTAAGAGAAAGTGTAAATATTGCGACATAGAAGAAACATCAACATACGTTTGTAAAGATTGTCAACAAATACAAAACAAAACCGAGTGGTCGATTGTAAGATACATACGAAGGCATATTAAGACTACGTTTGAGTATAATACAAGCAATATGTTAAATAACTGTTCTCGAAAGCGTCCCGATATATATTTCGAGCTAAACAAGCATTGCGTTATTGTCGAAATAGATGAGCATCAACACGATACATATAAAAATAGTTGTGAATGCGCGCGTATAAATGAAATTGTTGGCGGTATTGGAGGAAGATCCGTTATTATTATTCGTATCAATCCCGATAAAATTAGAAATAATGGTAATATTGTTGATATTGGATTGCAATTACGATTAGATAAATTGGTTGCCATAATAAAAGAAGAATTGGTTACTGAATATGATACGTTTATTGTTAAACTTATACAGATGTATTACAATGATAATTATAAGAAATATAATGCAATTAAAGAAGAGGATATAACAACATTAGTTTGTGTATAGTTTTGGTTTATTGTATACAATGTACATAATAAACCAAATAAAAAGAATATTTGATACAGATATATACATTATAATGGCAAAAAGTATACGACTTGATAATAAGTGTATCAAAGTTAAGGAGTTTAAAATGAGCAATATGACATGCCACCCTACAGTTTGCATGATCGCTAAGCGCTCGTCGGGAAAATCTTACCTCGTCCGCGACATCCTCCAGCATACCCGTGATATCCCATGTGGGGTTATTATATCAAGAACCGAAAAAGTAAACCCGTTTTATAAATACTTCGTTCCGGATACATATATTTATCACAAATTCGAACCAGAGATACTTGAGAATATTATATTACGACAGAGTAAATTACTAAAAAGAGGCAATAACATTGATGTTAGAGTATTTTTAGTAATGGATGATTGCTTGGCATCAAAAGGAGATTGGATGAACGATGATCACATCGCCGAGTTATTTTTCAACGGACGTCACTTTAAAATAACGTTCATACTAACAATGCAATTCCCACTAGGTATTAAACCGGAATTTAGATGCAATTTTGATTATATATTTTTACGGCGTGAAAAGTTAGCAAATAACATAAAGCGATTATACGAACATTATGCTGGTATGTTCCCTAGCCTACGAACATTTCAAATGGTGTTTAACCAAATAACCGACGATTATGGTGCAATGGTTATTGATAATAGAACGGATAGTAGCGACATATGGGATCAAATATATTGGTATAAAGCCAAAGTATTCGATGACAATGAATTAAAAAAAGTAGGTATTGGTAGATATGTTAAATACCATGATAATCATTATAACAAACAATGGGACGACGAAGATATGGTTGTTGATATTATGAATATTGGTAATAAGGCGAAGAACGATATACATATCAAAATACAAAAAGTGTAATTATAGCAGATTGTTAAAGTAATTATCCATATTATTCTCACCACCGGTTAACGCATGTAATGGTAATTGTGCTATATCGCTTTTATCGGCAATAAACTTTTTAGTATCAGCATTGCCATATGAATGACCGCGGTGATGCATAGATTGACGATTGCTAAATGCATCATCATTATGATTGCTAAATAATGTATTTATCTTTTCACTTATATGTGGATATCTATTTGGCGTTTGTTCATATTGATGCAAATTATTACTCGCGAATGAATTTGTATTCTGTGAGATACTTCCTTCCGTTTTTGTTTCAGTATGCTCGTCTCGAATACGTTTATGTTGTATTACGTGTGGAGTAATATGCGTATTATGTGCATGGTGTGTATGATGTGTATTATGTGCACGATGAGTATGATGATTATGATGAGTATGTTGAGTAAGAGGTGTATGTTCCAAATCGGGTAATTTGTCTGAGAATGATTTCAATACTTGTTCGATTGGTATATTATCAAAAATAGAGTGTACAATACATTTTCGTATAATACTAAGCAATCTCATATAATTAACACCATCATGCTTAAATATGTGTTTATGATACTTTTGTAAATACTCACCTATTTCTTTATAACAGTGATGTACAAATTTATTCATATTTGCATCATATGCAATATCATCAACATCATGTTTATTTGTAAGTGTTCTTATATAGCATTTAATAACAGCGCTTAATAGATCGGTTAACCATCGTTCACCAAATGTATTTGAAAATAAGCGTGTAACTTCATCATTAACAATTCCATCATTCCAATTTGGAATGTCCTTAAGCAATAGCATTAATAAATCATCGAAATTTAATTGTAGTATTTGCTCGCCTATTTTTATGAGCTTATTATCGTTATCATGTGCATATTTATATATGCTCATTATCCCATCACAGAACTGTTGAGATACTTTATGGCAAAATATTTCTAAATATTCGTTCTTAACACATATTATATTGTGTTCGTTCATTGTTATACGATAGTCAGCAAATAATGCGTTTATATATTATACACATAACATATAAACCATTTATGAATATAAATACGCATAGTATTATTTTTATAAATAATAATCCAATATGCTCAATTATAATTTATTTATAACATAATAATATATTAACAATATTAACAATATTAACAATATTAACAATATTAACAATATTAACAATATTAACAATATTATATTATGTATATGCAAAAGTACATAAAATATAAAAATAAATATGTTAATGCAAAAAACAAATGTATTAATGCAAAAACAAATGTATTAATGCAAAAACAAATGTATGGTGGTGGTAAGTTTTGCACTGAGTGTGGTAAGCCAATTACAGGTGGTATATATTGTGATGACTGCAAAGAACAATTTACACAATCCGATGATAAAGCATTACCGCCTCGGCAAGTACATCCTGAAATAGTACCAAATGAAGCAACCGATCTTGCGGAGTCTAAGCAACCAAATGAAGAAACCGAACTTGCGATTTATAAAGAGTCTAAGCAACCACATGTTGGCGTGTATGTTGAACATATTAATTACGGACGTGATATTGTGAAAACTACATTTGATTCTGCTTTTGATTCTGCTTGTGATGGCGATATCCCTGACGGGATAATTATTAAATATTATCGTATTGGTGATACTTGTTCATTATGTAAGAAATTATCAACATATGTCGACAGCCGCATTACAAATGATACTATCGCTAAAAATAATTGTTTGGCATATGTAGCTGGAAACGACTCGATTAAATATTGCCACGATTGTATTTTAAATCATTTTCACGAAACCAACATAAGTCGATTAATTAGTCAATGTAAAAATGCCCTCGATAAACATATCCGATATTTTGATATTATAGATATGTATGAGGAGAAATACATGTTAATGAAGGCAAAATATACTGACAATGGATGGAATAAAATTGGCCCACCATATTACAATTATTATCTAACAGATATATATATAAACGACGTTGTGACAGACACCCTAGGTTTGTTACGTGGTGGTATATGCAACGTATGTAAAATAAATACAGTTAAAGATAAAACAATCATACCGTATTTATCCAATGCACTTGATGTAAAATTAGATTTATCTATATGTTATAATTGTGTTCTAAATGAGCCAGTAAATGTAATATCAGATATTATTATTGATTACCGCACAAATATACAAAATCACCGAATAAACAAAATTCGTGGATCGACATCAATAGAACAATTTAAAACTGATATGCAAATCATTGCATCGCAATTTCCGACGTTAATTCAAAACGATTTGAAACTTATTATAATGTATCCTCGTTACATGAAATGTAATGCATGCGGTGCCAAGCAACCGATATTTGCTTTTGTTAACTACGAATTTAAGATTTGTTTTTGTCAAAAATGCATACATGCTCATATTGGCGATGAAGAAGCATTGATGAATATCGTGCGTCGTATTAAATAGGCTATTTCTATTCGCGATTACATGCGCACAATATCACAACAATGGTCACGACTAGATAAAATCGGTTTTGATGTAGATGGCATTCATTTACATAGACAACACGTATGTGATTTATGTGGACAAAATGATATGCTAATTTATTTATCGAACTCTGTATTAGGTATTCACTTTTGTCAACAGTGTGTAAAAGAAAACATTGATAACTATGACAAATTTTTAAATATAATAATTCCGAACATTACAATATCAATTACAGAAATGTTAAATGAACATAAAATAAGACGTATCCGAATTTTTGAGGTGACTAGCATGTGTTTGCGAATACGGTATGTATGTAATTTGTGTAAACGAAATGATATGTTGGTTTCTTTAACAAATCCTATATTGGGCATTAACTATTGTTATAAATGTATAAGAATACACATTCTACGAGAAAAAGATTTTCAAAAGATAATACAGCAAGACATTGATGCACATATGTTTTTATAATTTAATGCGTTCAACATAAAATATCTTACACGTATTACGCATTTTTTAAATTATGGTAGTGCGATAAAATATTACATTTATGTAATATTTTACCGAATCGTTCCAATATACGATAACTGAAAAATATCAATACATAAACCAATGATATTATAAAAAGTATAGATGTCGGTTAAAAAAACTTTATTCGATGAATATTGGTATTACCAATCAAAATTCGAGGATACGTTTGGTAAATATAAGACGATTGTATTTATGCAAGTTGGTAGTTTTTTCGAAGCATATCAATTTGACAAATATGGATATGATGTTAAAGAGCTATCGAAGTGCATGAACATCGTTGTCGGAAGAAATAAAAAATCAACTGAACCAAGTAAATCCAATCCATATAGAATTGGTTTTAATTATGTATCAAAGGACAAATTTATGAAAATATTAATAGATGCAGGATACACCGTAATTATTGTTGAACAATTAGAAAATGGAATAAAAGAACCAAAACGAGAAGTTACTGGAATATATACAGCAAGTACATATATCGATACCACTACCATGAACCATGACTTTATCAACACAATTTGTTTGTATGTCGCCGGTGAAAAACAACATAATGGCAGTATATTAATATGCATAGGTATATCAGTAATCGATGTAACAACTGGTTATTCAGCAATACATGAGGCGTACTCTTCACATTATGACCATAATAATGCACTCGATGAAGCAAGTCGATTTATTAATTGTAATAATTACAAAGAAATCATTATATACAATGACAATTCGACGATATGTAAACATAAATTACTTTCATATTTGGAGATTGAAAGTGCGAATTATAGATACTATGAAACTATAAATAAAAAGCATATTCAGATACATAGTCAAGAAGACATACTTAAAAAAGTATACATTCGTGACATTCCATATATAATGGAGTATCTTGAATTAGATAAATTCGATTACGCACGCATTGCGTATGTAATATTAATTGAATATATATATCAAATTAACGAACGTATTATAAATGAAATAAAGCCACCGATAATATTTAAAAACAAAAGCGATTTAATTATAGGTAATAATGCGTTCGCGCAATTAAATGTATATTCTGCCAATTCCAAAGACGTACTGAGTATTATCGATAAAACAGTTACAGCAATGGGATACCGAATGCTTAAATACAATTTATTGCACCCAATCACGGATTGCGATGAGCTAAATAATCGTTATGAAATGGTTAAAATGTTTATGATGAACAATATTTACAAAACAGTACATGAGCACATGATAGGCATAGTAGATATCGAGAGATATTATAGAAAACAAATGATAGGTACGTTACAACCTTATGAATTGTTTAACCTAGTCAACTCATCGAAGCAAATATTAAAACTATTTAAAAAAAGTTGTTTAATACCATCTAAGAAAAGTACTCTTAAATTCGACGCATATATTGCTGAAATATGCGATTTATTTAATTTGGAAGAATTGCAAAAATACAGCATAAATAACATATATGGAAACATATTTAACGAGCATACATGTAGTGATTTAAATGACATGTATACGATCATTAACAATAACAATGATTTTTTAAACGATGCGTGTAATATATTTTCAAAGTATATTGGACAAAGCGACGCAGTTAGCTTAAAAAAAACTAATCGTGGTAAATATTATTTTGTATTGACAAAACGCCGATCGGATATCTTAATAAAAAATATATCAGATCTAAAACATATCACTATAAACGATTACCGATTAAACGTTAAAAACATTAATATATCGGCGTATGGATGTGAAAGTAAAACAAATAGTCATATTAAAATATCATTTGATAAATTAAACACAATTTCGTCTGAGAATGAAGAATTATATGAGCAAATAATCAATCGATCTAAAAAATATTATGTTGAATACATAAAACAAATTTATAACAAATACAAAATAACGATACATAAAATAACGAACATATTAGCAAAAATAGACGTATATTGCTCAATTGCTAAAGTAGCAACATCGTATAAATACACATGCCCAATCATAGTAGATCATTTCAAGAGCTTTGTTCGATGTGATAAATTAAGGCATCCGATTATTGAGCGATTGGATATCGGTGTTGAATATATACCACATGATATTGATTTATCTATTAATAGTATGTTATTATATGGATTAAATAACTCTGGAAAAAGCTCATTGATGAAGTCGCTCGGAATTAGTATAATAATGGCACAATCTGGTTTATTTGTACCTGCTAACTCATTTGAGTATTATCCATATGATCACTTATTCACAAGAATAATTGGAACAGATAATATACTTAAAGGGCTTAGTTCATTTACTCTAGAGATGATGGAAATAAAATCAATACTTAAACGTTCTACACATAATACGTTAGTTATTGGTGATGAGATATGTAGAAGTACGGATAATGTATCTGGTAATGCAATCGTATCATCTACCATATTAAAACTGTCATCTATTAAAGCAAGTTATATATTCGCTACACATTTACATGAGCTTTATGAATTATCCGCAATTAAGAAAATAAAGAATTTATCAATATTTCATTTGGATGCTTCATATGAGGATGATAATATAATATTCAATCGCAATTTAAAACCAGGTGCTGGTGATAAACATTATGGTATTACAGTGGCTAAATATATAGTGAATGATGATGACTTTATAGAACAAGCATTGAATATTAAAAAAGAGCTATTAAATACAATAAATAGCAAATCTAAATACAATCCGAAATTATCTGTCGATAAATGCAGTATATGTAGCAGTGATAGTGATATACATACTCATCATATTAACTATGTGTGTAATAGCATCAATGGGTTTGTTGGTAATAAAAGTATATCACTTAATGATCTATCTAATTTGATATCTGTTTGCTCAAAATGCCATAAATTGATACATACAAATAAGATAAATATTAATGGTTATATAGATACATCTAAGGGAAAGTTGCTAAATATATCTTAAGTATAAATATAAACGATATTAATATGACACGTCGACCACCGCCAGCGGGAACACCAGTTGGAACGCAAACGCAAACGCCAGCACCATCTCAACCATATATATTTTTTCAGCAACCATCATATACTCGACTCGCACACACTATGGGATATCATAATCAAGGTCAATTTGGAATTGGTATGCCGATTGGGCACTCGACTGGTGATGCGCAAAATCAAATGCAGTTAATGTATATGACTAACAATTCAATGAATGGTAGATCAAATCTACATGATTTGAATCATGATGTTGTTTATCAAACGGATGTTCTTATTAAGTTTAACAAATACTACAACGATAACTTAAAAAGTGGTAATTTAAGTTATTTAACTAGATATATTGCAGTAAATGAGGGTAGAACCAAAGTTATGAAGGATAAGTCAAGTGACGACAATGGAGATATAAAAGAAAAAGCAAAATATATTCGCCATGTAATTTGTGGTATTGATGGAATTAGAAAAATATTAGAAAAATGCGTTAGACATGGTTATAATTGGTATGACATAATGGAATATAAGAAAAATGTTTTAAAGATTGTTGAAAAATACATTTTGAAAAAACTGAAAAAGAAAGCTAAGAAAGACTAAATAAATAGCTAATTGTTATAAATATTAATAATTAGCTATTTGTTATTTTTCGTTATTTTTTTCAGATGTCTTTGCATTATTTGCATTAGTATGGTTATATTGTGTATTATTATATATGTTGTTGTTATATTGTACGTCGCAACAATAAGTCATCGTATGAATATGTTTATACATTGTTATATTTTCAATATAACATATATATACATATCATATTAATTTCAATTTTTATGGACAATATATTAACATCACATGTACTTTCGTGCTATGTTGGGAATACTCGCATAAGCAACCCGGTTAACGAACCTATATATTATTTAATAACACGCGATAATGCAACATTATATGATATTCAATATGACGTTGCATCAATGATATTGCATCGAATTGGTATAATGATATATAATGGAGGTGTAAATAAATTAGACATTACGCAATATTTAGCGGGGAATAAACAATGGATATATGTAAAATGCATACATCAACTATTATCTGATAAATGGACATATGATGATATAGTTAAAGTTGTGATTGAATATGGTGACGATATTGTCAAAAATATGTATAATCGCCGTAATGATTATATTTATATTGAACCGGATAAAGGCACTAACAATTTGAATGACGTATCATTAGCTATGTTGTTTGGATTTGTTTATAAAAGTGAAAATGATATTATTAAGAACGTTTATGAAATATTTAAAAATATTAATAATAACGCATTGCATTATTGGGGAGATATAACGATGGCATTGTTTGTATATTACGCAATTAACAAAGTGGATGTTAATGTATGGATAGATAAAATTAAACATGTTGTTGAAAGCAAAATCATTGATAAATACATTAATACGCAATTTATAGATGATCATAACAAAGATACAGAAATTTATTTGAACATGTTGAATAAATATCAAAAATTCAAGCAACAAAATTTATCACATGGTCGATACACTAATCATTACAATTTATTAAACAGAAATGCCAATTATATAACCATATTTGACCAAATGAATGATTATGTACGTTATGGAAAAATATTTTGCGTAACCATAGCATATGATTGCATCATAGATGCAAATGATAGTTGGGAAAAGATAATATATTATTCGATGATATCGCCCGCAATACACGAACAACAAGTACGTATTATCGCAAGTGTGTCGATTGGAATATATGGAATTATATATGGATTATCTGATGTTAATATTGATTTTAAAAAAATAAATAATTACGATGAAATTGTACAAATATCAACGCAATTATATAAAAAGTTACTGGTTAATTAAGTTACATATGTATATACAAAAGGTTTCGATATGTATTATCTCATGAACACTATGATGTATATAATGCTCATATATTATACTTTTTTCAAGTATATTTAATTTATTGTTATCGCACATACATGTACTGAGTGCATGTTCTGTTAAATGCGTTATGATATCAGTTGCCAATATATTGGATATTAACATTTCATATAGCAAATGTTTTAATCGCGTAATATTAATGTGTTTTCCGAATATCATTTTAATTATTATGCCCATATTAACGTTATCTGCTATCGATGATGGCATGTATTTAATATTATGAGTATGCCTATATATATCCAAATTCCACAATGAGTCATTAATGCTACATTTATTTTTAGTAATAATGTAATGTAATTGTTCAAATGAAATGTTTATATTTTCTTTAATACATACGTAATTAAGAAACTTGAATAGCTTATTACCGCTTGGTTTATTGACTCGTATACATAAACATCTACTGAGAATTGGTAATATGATTTTAGACGTAGTCGAACATTTCATTATAAATCGGCAATTATCTGAATATTTTTCGACAATGCATCTTAAAGATGCTTGTGCATAATATGAAGCATTATCGATATTGTCGAACAATATCGTTTTGTATGATTGATTACCATCGAACATTCTTGTAATTGGACACCGTTTTACAAACGGATTTATAATATGGTGTATCACTTTTTTATCAATGCTATTATTGCGACTCTCGATTACCATGTGATATTTGCTCTCAATTACGTTATATTTATTGACGGTTGTTCCAACAATATCATAATTGGTGTTTTTAGCGTTTTCAACTTCATCGCCATGCATATACTTGAGCATTTGTTTACATATATAGTCCTTACCGGCTCCAACTGAACCATATAAAATTATGTTTGGCATTGATTTATCAGAGCATATTTTTTTCAATAGATTAATTGTTTGTTTATGTATTGTTACATTAGTTTTATGCTTATATTTGTCTATCAAGAACATTTGATATACTTTTATATTATATGTTTGTTTATGTTGTTAAAAATTCAATTTTTATACAACAATCGAAATTGAATTGTTGTTAAAAATTGAATTATTGTTTTGAATGATACATACATTGATATATTGTAATTCATTTTAACGAACATACATACACTATCCACGCAATTCTATTTTATGGCTATTCGTTTCCGGCGAGAGTTCATGCAAATAGTTGGTATTTATGGGGAGGACACATATTTCGACATATCAGCCGATCTCGTACCAGTTGGCGATGTTGGTGATGTCGGCGATGTTGGTGATGGTGTTTTTCTTTATTATGATCCAAAGAAGTGTAACTCGTTCGGACACATTGCCGAAAGAGTATATCATATATACATAAACTCACCACATATACGCAAACTTCCGGCAGAATATGCCAAGACGCAGTGTACGTTGTGGATAAGTAGTATGAATGGACTGCGTAAACTTGTGCGGTTGAGGAATAATCCGTATGAAGACTCTTCACTGGGTAACACGATGAATATGCTACACATGCCAGTTCGGGGGCGTTGTATTTTTTTATTATGGTTGGTTATTCATGCTAGCCTTATATCCGACGATGTGCTTTGGTGCATATTGGAGGTTTTTGATGGAATACGTTGCGAACATGATGGATATGTTATGGTCAATAATAATTATTACGGTATCGTACCATATATATCATGTTAAAATGTTTGGCAATTATATAAATAATTGCCAAACATTAAATCATATGTCGATTGATAAATTATTTGATTTTATAATAGTATTATTAATTATCATCATTATTGCATATGTATTATTCAATATGACAATGAACTCATTTGGTAATACGCAAATTAGCAAACATAAATGCACAAATAACTACGTAAATGAAAACAATGAAAACAATGAAAACAATGAAAACAATGAAAACAATGAAAACAATGAAAACAATGAAAACAATGAAAACAATGAAAACAATGAAAACAATGAAATAAATGGAATTGATAGCATGTCAATGATATCAGATATGGATAGATTATCGAAAAGTAATGAATACGTACATATTGATTCTCTAAATAAAAATGAGATACTTAATGATAATTATATAGATTGTGTACTATATAATCATGATGTGCGTCGACGTAATGATGACATAGATTTCAATAAAAAACTTTTTCAATCGTCCGTTATAGATCCATGAATCAAGTAATCTGCATCATTATCATCCCCTTCCATATTCTCCGTAATCGACATATCTATATCTAACCCTTCCTCATTGGCATCATCATCAGCCTCATGAATATCGTTCATATCATCAATGTCCCGATATTCTCCGTACATACCAACAACATTATTATCAATATTTGACATATGATCGTATATATGTGAACTTAAAATATAGTCAAATTTTATCATATCTTCACTCCAGCATATTTGAAAGTATGTTTGGAAATTATACTTAATTGTTTCGATAATCATACTTATTATGTTATGTGCAGTAACGCTGTTTAAATTATCGCTATCAATTATTTTTGTAAGTTCATTTACAATGTACATAAATAGTATGTCATTTAATTGCTTATTCGCATCGACAATTGTGTGTATGTTTTCGGTGATTGTTTCTTTTCTAAATTTATTGTACACATCGCTAATAATATTGTCATGATTAATAAATATATCAAAATCACCAATACACAAATCAATGTTTACGATTGAATCGTAATATTTATCAATAATCGTTTTGTAAAAGGTACATGTATCTTTATCAACATATATAGAATTTACATTATATTTCACAATATGTAATATCGATCTAACATCATTTATAATTATTTTAAGGTTATATATTCGCTGATCGATCAGTTGTTCAATATTGTCAGTAGATTGTATATATTTTTTCGAATAACCTAGCAGATATATCATGTTAATCACTCCATAATTTATTTTTATCCCAGTAAACGCATTTACATTCTTATTAAATTTATTAGTTGTCATTACGGTATATCCGAGAAACGCATTTGTATGTTTGCAGAATAACATATTTACATGGTCTTTATATCTGTATGAAAATGTGTTGTTATTCGTCATATCGATATCACTACTATTAATTACATTAGGTGTATTCAATTCATTTGCTAAATGATCAATTGTAATAATATACACATCATCGTTAATATAATGTGTATGCAATATATTATTCCCTGCATTTTCTCCGATAGTTAATAATACAAATGCGCCTGTTAAATTTATTATTGATCGTGCTATTTTTGACGATATTATTGATATTTTTTTATTACATTCATTATTGTATAAATTTATCAAGCCATCAATCATTTTTGTAACAGATGCATAATTGCATTTTCGATACTCAATGAATGTATTGTATAGTGTTTTGCTATATGCATCTAATCCATCATTATCATCTATATTAATGTTATGTATCAATTGCCCACTTGCTACTGATGCAAAGTATGATACAATCATATCTTTCTTAACACGTGCATAGTTATTGTTTTTCCAACTAGTTGGAACATTCGAAATATAAATATTACACAACTTGCATTTAAACAACTTATCACTGTGTATCCATTTATGAAAATGACCGCTTTCGCAATTTGACACACTTGATATTTTGTAATTATATATTTGGGGCACATTTCTTTGATTGCGTATATATATTCTTGAAATCCCTATTTCAAGCGGATATATCAAATAATCCGATGAAGTATAAGTAAATGATAATGGCTGTAATTTAGATGTATCTATTGTCGATTTTTTATTCTTATGTAATATTTTGAACAAATCCTTACGAATACTATTTTGGCGGTATATAGTTGATAAATTATTATAATAATTGTACCAAAATACTTTGTATAAATGATGTTTTTTTGATATACATTTTTCTAGAATATTATTTAGCATATCGACAATTGTGTTAACAATTGTATTTTGTTCAATAATATTAATTTTCTTTTTAACGCTATCTTGTCCGTGCAAGTTTTTCCATAGATTATATTTACATAATACGTACGCAAAATAGTATATAACATAACAAAGTACGTAATATTCTGATATATTACAAGTATCCCCAGAAGTATTACATATAATTTGCATGTTCTTAAATATTTTGTAAACGTGTTTATCGAATACATATATATTAAATAATTTGTCGCATTTGAGATTTAAAATACTATGTTTGTTCAGAAAAAATATAATGCATATTGATATGTAACATAAAATATTATTGTGTATTATTTGTTTTAGTTGCTTATTTTCGGAAGAAATATTTTTTTGCGAAATAACGTCATTGATTATATCAATGTACATAAACACAGACATATTATCATTAACACCATACGATTTAGTATTTTTACTAGATGTGATATGTTTTGTGTTATGTAGCTTAAAAACATCAATTATATACTTAACTACGTACGCAACATATTGCTTATCATATATATATTTTTCAATATCAATCAATCCTATTATGTTGCAAATATTACCAACATATGTCGATACAACATTTATATAGTATTTATATTTGCTATATTCTGGATATTCTAACAACGCGCCTACTTTTACAACATTGTCTAACTCAACGTTATCTATCTCCTCAACATAATTTACGGACTGTTGAATGTCAACAATCGATTGGCAACTTTTACACACAAATAAGTTATCATTAATTGTTACAAATGTTTTAAAGAAATGAATTAACATGCGATTATATTTCAATGGATTTATTGTAATCAATTCGCGAATTTGCCGTAACTCGTAAACATGAATACACATACTATTATCACCGGCAACAATAATTTCTTTTTTCGTTTCCTGAACCATACCATATATCTCAATATTTTGCTCTATATATACATTTATTTTGCTCAATATTTCCATATTTTTTGCAAATTTATCATTTTTTTGCAATTTTAAACCATTGCATACGCGTTTATATATAAACTGTTGAATGGAATTATAATATTTAGGCTGTTCAATTATATTAATAAAATTCAAATTATTATAAATTATATTCCATGCATTGTTTATAGACATACGCAAACCCTTCATTTTATGTGTAATAGTATTTAATGTTTTTTTACAAATATTATCAAATAGATGTACTAACATATTTTTAATGTAAATATCAGAATCATTATGAATATCATCAATATATGTTTTGAACTCGACTTTATCGGTTTCTTTATTAAATATAATATACTTTGGATGTTTATCAAATATAAGTGCATTGCTATTAAAATATTCGTTAATTTTACAGTACCCATTGTCAGACTTATTATCTTTTAAGTTTAATAGATCGCTTGATTTTAAGCTCATTAAACGATTTTCATTAGCACATAACATCAATCCGACTACGTTAATATTATTACTTTTATTACACGTTCTCATTTGAACATATTTACTATGCTCTTTAAACGTGGATAATCGCACCATGTTAATTGTTTTTGATGGCTGTATATTAAATCCATATGGACAATGTTTAAAATTTATATATGGATATTTTGAAAAAAATTTTAAATTATACAGTGTTTCATTATGCTCTGATATTTTTGTATGTGCCATTTTATCTATAATTTTTAGATTTTCTATGTGATTAACTAATATAGCCATCCAATGTATATATGGTCTGTGAAATAATTGTTCAATTGATTGTTTTCGATCGGGTGTTAAATCCTTATTACGATATTGCATTATCTTTTCTATTTTATTAACAATATATTTTATTTTTGTCGCACTGTAGTGATTAGTTGTATTTTTTGTTATATATTGCTCTTTTGATGAATTATATAACAATACATCATCAACAATAAGGGTGATTATCTTACTGTTTATTAGTTGGTTTATTTTTTCGTTCATAGTCAATTTGCTCGATTGTTTGTTAAGTTCAATATATATGTCATTTACCCACCCATTCTGAATGTCATTCTTTGACAATATTGCTGATATATCATTGATCATAACTGTATTTTTTCTATTAACTACTATGTCAATGTACATATATTCGCCATTTAATAACTCATTATCATGTATAAACGTGTCTATATTATGTTTATCATATCGTTTATAAATCAGTGCAAATATTAATGATTTAATAATAATATGCGCATTGTTTATATTTTTACCATTCGTTATAAAATACTTCTTGACAAACGATTCATTAAAAATATTAAGAATGTCACTAATTTGCGATAGTGAATTGTGTTGAACGGACTGTATTGATTGTATGTGATGATGTAATGATATTATGTTAATTATATCGGATGCCGTGAATATTACACTTAATTGCTGAATATTGTTTTTAAATATTTTTTTAAATTCATATACACTGTTCTCAAAAGCATTGTTGTTGGTATTATATTTCCCAAAATAACTTACCATTAAAATAACGTATATGTACAAATATTTTGTACATATCGATATTATGTCATAAACGTTATCTTTGGTGATATTGTAAATTTCTATAAAATTTACGTATTGAATATAGTTGATTATTGTATTTTCAGTTATTGTAATATTATCACCATCTATTATTTGTTTTATCATTGAATCAAACTTTTTATTTTGTGATAGACACCGCATAAAAAAATCATCTATTAATCTGGATATGAAAAAATCTACTTTCGATACATTCATTATATTATATCGTTGTAAAAAAATTGCAATTAATTTGTTATGCTATTAACAAATTATATTGTAACATAATCATATAATTATTTTAACAATATACTATACATAATTATTAAAATGATATTTGCACACGATATTATAACGAAACTATTAGATGATGTTATACATAACTACGATATACTAAGTGTTGATAATATTAAAAGATATTTGCAAAATACGAACTTAAATTATAAAGAAAGTACCACTTTGTTATTAATATATGATGATTCAACGCACAATAATAATGCAAATATAATATACAATTTGCGTAATTGCATTATGGATACAAATACTCTAGATATAATATCAACTCAATTTGATAATATTACTGAAAATCAAAAAGCCGTAAACGAAATACACAATACATTAGATTGGGGTAATATAGAAGTTTATAAATCGTATGAAGGAACAATGATAACCGTTTTCAATCACAATGACAAATGGCATATATCAACGAGAACATGTATAAATGCAGATGAGTCTAAATGGATAATTGGGCATTCACATGGTCAATTATTTAGAGATACAATGCAAGGGGTTTTTGAATTTAATGAACTTAATAAAGCATATGTTTATCATTTTGTGTTTGTTCATTACATGAACAGCGGTATTATTTATAATGTGCATAATAAAACGAAATCGAAAATTTACCATATATATACATATGATATGGCAAATAAAAAAATTATCGATGAGCCAATTAACAATAATATTAAGCGACCGAAAAAAGTAATGTTTAATCGCATGTGTGATATGTTAGACGATCTTATATTAAAAAGTAAGTCGGATTTTGATAATACAACAATAACATTTGAAGGATATATATTAAGATATGTTATAAACAACACTTTCAAGACATATAAAATACAATCTAAGATATATGAGCATCTGAACGAAATGAAACCAAATAATAACAATGTGTACGTTAATTATTTAGAGCTTTATAATAAAAATATGCTTAAGCGATATATATATTGTTTTCCGGAGCATTCTTATAATATATTAACGCTCGTTAATAAAACTATAACAGAGCTTATATTATTGCTGATAGATATATACTATTTAACACGAGCTAAGAACGATCAACTATACAGTTTAATACCATCATCTATAAAAACAATGCTATATAACATACATGGTATATATTTAAGCAATTCAAATAAGGCACATATAACATATCGCGATATACAACAATTATTAAAAGATACATCGATTCGCACAATTACACATGTATTAATGGACGTGTGTAAACTTCCTAATTGTATTGCGAAAAATAAAAAGTATGTAATAGTATATTCGAATTTAATACATAAATGATTATTGATCGGTAATTTCTAAAACATACTCATCAGCCAATACTGTCAATACCTGCATATATTCAAATATAATTTTTTTATTATCGTCCATTAATTCATTCCATGTTTCTTTGAGCATATCTATTAAACTAATTAAATCGCCTTTTTTCATATCAAGATCATCATTTTCTGCAATTTCATTGTCATCAAAATGTAAGAAAAAATCAGCATTATTACTATTAATATGATCTCGATATGGTAATATGTATTTTATATAATATAATAATACAGCCAATTGATTTACATCGATCACTGTTTTTATTGCTATTGAATATGACGATATCGATGAATTATTTGGGAGTAAATCTTCTATACCTTCTATTAATTTTAATATATTGCTATTAAAATTGTTTAGTATTTCTTTGTTCATTAATTTGTTTATAATTTATATATTTAATAACATATAAATTATTTATGTTTAAGACGCGCTATTTTTGGTTGAGTAATGAATATGATTTATTAAAATCGTTTTTATCATCGTCATTTATGTAACTAAATTGGTCTGAATAAGCATACATATCTTGTAAATCAAATGACATAACTTTGTCATAATCATATGACGGAGGGTCAACTTTCCTGTTTATATCTGTATCGGCTGGCGTTGGTGCTGATGTTTTTGCGGTGGATGGTGCTTGTGCTTGTGATGGTAATTGAGCATGTGCTAATGCATTGCTATTGATATTATCGTTACCATTATTTACAATACTATTAATATATGATTTCAGCCAATCAAATGCATCATTTGCTTCAAGTGGACGCATATATCCATTAATTACTATTGCAGGTACTTTTGTTATAGGGTGTGTTATTTTGATAGCAGGGTTATCGATATTAATGCATACGAATTGCTTGGCGATCGGCGTTTTTGCGAACGCGCGTGTAAATTGCGTACATGTATCACACCTATTACTATAATAATAAACGTAATTTGCAGTCATTATATTATAAATATCTACTATTTATTGTCTAACATAAACAAACAAAAAATGAAAATAGCATAATATATGCGTTTATATTCATATATAATTATATAATTGAGATAGTTTCAATGTCGACTAAAGTTATTTATACAAGAGACCGAGAAGGATTGACAGACAGTCAATTGAAAATTAATATTAAAGGTAATATAATAACACCATCTATTGTGAACTCTATACGCAGAAGCGCAATCAATAAATTACCAATGTATGCATTTCAAAGAAATAATATAATTATTCATCATAACACGAGCATATACAATAATGATATGATGCGAGATAGGATATCACATATACCAATATACGACATTGATACAGGTATTGTTAATTTGGAACGACAATATTGGCACAATATAGATTACACATCAAAGGATATACCAAAGCACGAGAACGATTCGTATACTATAACAATGTTCTTGGACGTTACGAATAATACAAATAATGTTATGAATGTCACAACAAATGATGCGCGGTATTACGAAAATAATGAAACCGTACATAAATATGATACCAACTACCCAATTTTATTAATAAAATTGCATCCAACTAAATCATTTTCATTTACGGCAACTGCTAAATTAAACATCGGGACATCTAACGCGATTTGGAACTCGTCTAACGCGTGTTATTATGAATTTGAAAATGAGAATGATATTACTCTAACTATTGAATCAGCCGGACAATATAGCGAGAAATCGATATATAATAAGTCATGTGAATATATCATTGGTAAATTGACCATGTATGAAAAAGCATTCGCGGACAAAACAACCGATAAAAAACAAATACGCATTAAATTGCAATATGACGATCATACAATCGTTGTACCAATCGTACATGCTATGCAAAATACTAATAAATTAAAATCCGCAACATATTATAAAGAATCAATGCTTGATTCAGATATGTTTATTAATGTGGAGTTATTAGACAGTGATAATAGCAATCCATATAAATATTTATTAAATGCAACTAAAGAACTAAAAAACATTTATACTAAACTAACTATTAAGTAACATTATTAACATTATGTAATAAATAATTACATAATGTATAATAGTTTAGTATTGTCCTAATTTGTCGGCATTCATTTCATATAAGTCAAAATTGGCGATGTTAGGACCATTTATAATTTTACTGGTGGGTATATCTGGAATGCTAGTCAATATGGTAAATTCGAAAAATTTAATCACATCGTGTTCGAATGGCATTGGGTTTTTTACACCTTTTCACATTTCAAACGCCGATTTGGTGTTTGTTTTGTAAAAGGTCTGAGGCTTTACCCTCGGTAAAAACAACTGATTTACCAACTTTTTTCTGTTTTTTGACAGATGATGGTAAGTAAGATTCTCTTGTATATTCTATTGGTCTTTTTTTATCATGCGATAACATATAATCAATTATGTTATGCATATTCATACAAGAATTTAGATCTCGATTAATAAATCGTGTATATCTTAACTCTGGTTTTTGTTTGCTTTTAGAGCACCCAAAATTAATGTTTACACAATTTTTACAAATTTGCAGTCTGAATTTTTTGACTCCATTTATTTCTTTATTCTCAATGTCTTTTAGACATTTACAACATTTCTTACTTGTATTGAATTCATCAATTAATAATGTTGTATATTTCTTTTGAACCATTCTTTTTAATCCTATCCCCATAGTTGAACTTAGTCCCTTAATGTCATTTTGATTTGACCAATCACCAATTACAACAACTAAATTATCTTTATTACCAAACGTCTCTTCTATTCTGTTAAGAAATTTATCTTCACTTTTTCTTCTATAAATTTGAGATCTCCATTTTAATTTCCTATATAATTCCTGATTATAAAACTCTTTTGTATTAACATTGACATCGTGCTTAACTTTAATATATTCTTTAAATTTGTCATAATTAATAGTTGTACTTAAACAAGTTGTTAATGTACTTTCTTCTTTATCTATTTGGCTTTTCTCTTTATTTGTTTTCATTATTCGTCTATTCCTCTTGGCTAAACTTTCGGTATCCCTTTGCATACAATTATATTTAAGTTTATTTCCTTTTTTATTTGCCATATAAAGTAATGATTTCTTTCCAGGATCTGCGGTTATTATCTCTTTATTAGTTAAATTATTAAATTGGGTTGTTGATAGATCATCGACATAATGTAATTCATTCTTTTCAGTTTTTATTCTAGATCCATATTTTTTATTACTAATGCTATCAGTTATAAATGATAATGAACAACCAATTCCATCTGTTTGAATTGTATAATTAAAATTATATCCATTCTTCTTAAATATAGATTTGTCCAATTTAAAATATTTATTCCATACCTTATGTTGATTATCTTTTATAGATGTTAATAATTTTCCTTTACTTCCTTTAGTCGATAATACATTAATTAATGTTGCTGTATCTATTTGAATATAATGGGGAACGTTATTTTTACGGAGAGATAACGGCTGAAATAATCTAATTATGTGAGAGTTTAATTGTTTTATTTTTTCTTTATCAGTTTCATTTTTTATCTTATTTCTAATTTCATCATTAAGTTGTTCATATACTCCATTCATGTAAAATGAATATTTTATATATTTGCATGGCGATGCTTTACAATCATATGCCAGAGATTTATTAAATATTGGTGGGACTAAATAATCTTTGTGAATATTAAACCATTCATTATATTCACTGGGTATTTCATTTCTTTCTACTATTGCTTTCTTTAATGTCCATAATGATTTCTTTTTAATTTTTATATCTGTATTATTGAAATGTTCATCATAATATTTTCCAGCAGATATATTAATGAATCTAAATAATCGCTGTATGAAATGTTCTTTAAGATTATTATTAATACATGTCTCCATGGTGCATGATAAATAAGGTATCGCGAATGATAAGTTAGTCAAGTCATGTTTTTGATGGTTAAATATTGGTTTATATTCTCCTTCATAAAAAGTATTTAATTGAGTTAATAAATTATCGTGTATTGCTTTCTTTCCTCGGTTATCTCTATTACCCAATGTCTTTATACAGTACTGAATAAATGTATTATCTAATTTTGGTATATCCTTGTCATGTTTGTATAAATACAAACAATGTAATCTTATAAACTGATATGAATCAATAACAATATCATTGCATCTAATTACTAATTTGTTTATTTCTTTGTTGATTTCTTGATCTCGTATTACCGATTTTAATGATGTCTTAATTGTAGTATAAGGTGTTTTATGCCTAATTAAATCGATTTCTTTATCAGGTGTTTTTTTCTTTGGCATAATTCTTTCTATATATTATATATAAATATAATATCTTTAAATAGTTTAACGCAGTAAATAAAAATTGATAATTATATATGATGCTAAAAATATATAATTAATAATAATAATGGCTACAATTATTTCTCAAACATTCGATTTTGTAATAACAAAATATAAATTTCGTGTAATTAATATTGGTCAAATAAAACTTAATCATTTACTTAATTTTGCATCATATGCTGAAAAATTTAATGATGAATATATATCAATACATCTTAATAAAATACTCGATAGAATAATAATTGAAGGCATATCGGCAATTAATTTAGGTGGCGGTGTTAAGTATATGCACCTAAATATCCCCGTATTAACTAAACAAAATGAACATACAAATTACAAGGATCATATAAAATTAGTACAAGTAATTAATAAAATACATACAAATCAAGAAATATTATTATTATATATGTGTTGCGAAAATTCTGACCCAGAAGTAAATTTAAATTTGAGATCAATGTACATATTAGATAATAAAAAAAATGCAAATTGTGATAGTAAACTTAAATTATTAGAAGATAAATTCGAAATACTGGAACAACGAATAAATATATTAGAGCAAGAAAATGCTAAACTACATGACATAATATTACTTCCAAAACAAATGGTATTATTAGAACAATCAGAAGAACAAATGCGAAAATCAATATTATGCGAAGAAGATGATGAACTAATAAAAATTAGTAAATATTATAATAAGATTCAGTATTTCTTGTCAGAGCAAGAAACACGGAATAAAATTATGAAGGAAGAAATTAGGCAACAGTTATTAAATGAAATGACTATTCCTAGCGCACCACCAGAATAATTACTTACCCTCTAATTTATTTTTTTTGTTAATATATGCAGTATGTCTCCATTTTTTTAATTTATCTGGATCCTCGGTTTTTATTTTGTCCATATATATTTTCGCTTTATCTTTGACTAATTCTTTATTATTTTCATAATAGCGCTTATGTCTATCTGGATTAGTATATTTTTTTAGTTTATTTTCTAATTCACTTATTCTTTGTTTGTATTCTTCAATATCTTTATCAGACATATTGATTATTAAATACCTATATTATAATATAAATATTTAAATGTCTAAACATAAAAGCGAAGATTTGAAAATGAGTGCAGTTAACTTTTATCTAAAATCTGATAAAACTCAAGAAAAAATAGCCGAAATATTTAATTGTTCTGTAAGAACTTTATTAAGATGGGTTGATAGATACAAAAATAATGGAAGCACTAAAAACCAATCTCGTCAGTCAATATCTTATAAAGTTAAACAAAAACATGTCGATTATATTTTATCAGAATTAAAGAAAAATAAAACAATCACTTTGAAAGAGTTATTAGAGCAAACAAAAAATAAATTTGATGACTTTAATATATCTCTTTATCATCTTGCAAGAATTATAAAAAATAATTATGTGTCATTAAAATTAGCACGGGTTAGACATGAACCACTAACGAGATATGGCAAAGATATAAATATTAATAATCAAATAACACAATTCTATAAAGTTATTAAACATTTTGATTTGAATAACATTATATCCATAGATGAGTCTAGTATATCAGCATTTCAGCGAAGAAATTATTGTTATAATGATGTAGGAAAAAGATGTGTAATAAAAACACATTCTCAAGAAGTATTCAAAAAATATACAGGAATTTTTGCGATTATGACATCTGGTTGTATTGGTTGGGAATTATATCAAAAAGGAGGAATAGACAGCAACAGATTAATTGAGTTTATTAACAAGTACATTAATGGTAAATATAAGAAAAAATTAATAATTTTAGATAATGCAAGTTCTCATAGAAATGATGAAGTAAAAAAAGTAATACAAAAATATAATTATCTACTTCATAGTGTTCCATATCAGCATTATACAAATGCAATAGAGGGGTACTTTAATGTATTGAAATCAAAATTAAACAAAGTTAGTGGATTAACATATATTGAATTACTTAAAAATATTACAAATGTAGTTAAGAGTATTGATAAACAAATTTATAAAAACATATTTATTGGTGCCTATAACAAAAAAGATACATATGTTAAAAAATCATCATCTAAGAAAAAAAGACTCAATAATTATATAAAATAATTTGTAAATCGGCGTTTGAAATGTGAAAAGGTGTAAAAATAATGCATAACATTTTGTAATACTATGTTTTTTTTTAATCATACGTAATCCACGTTCATACGTGAGAATTTCAATGTGTTTCAGGATTGGTATGTTATCATATCTTGTTAAATAATCGTAATTCATACTGATAGTTTTGCTTTGCGTATATATCGTAAGTCAGGTTTATCAATGTTAAAGTCGGTGGTTAATAACGAGTGGTCACCCTCGCCGATTCGTTCGTAATTGGCGGCAAGAAATTTGTTAATGTCGTCACTAATTGTCCCATTATATGTATGTATGATTTGGGATGTAACAAAAATATACAAAACGTGACAAAGTTTTTTAAATATATTATTTATTACAGTGTATATACTACCAATGGTGTTCCCCTGAATAATTTGTTTAATCATATATACAGGGTGTATTGCGCATAATTTATATACTATTGCATCACCATGTTGTGCATATGCGATAGCTGTTATTATTTCACCACTTGTATCGTTTCGTATAATTACGTACTTGTTATTGGGGTATGGTGGTTCATCCAATTTGTTATGGACACATAGATCGAGATTTATACGTACATATCTGTGATATAGTTGTGATTGCATATATGCGAGTAAGTCGTTATATGATATACCATCTATGAACGGTAGTTTATACTCGGTGGTAAACTTATTTATTCGCAAATCGTAGTTGGTTACATTATATATTGTAATATATATGTTTTCCATCACCAGTATTATGTCTGTATATTCAGATGTATTTAATTGAATTATTTTATAGTCATTAATCATAGTATGGTCAGGTTGTTCGAAAAGTCTATATAGTGTGCCGTGATTATGCGTGCCGAAATCGCCACGGTAAGGTATTATATAATTGTTTCGGTCGTGGTGAGACATATACGGTCCGGCGTCGGTGGCAACAAACGACGGTGTTCCGTGTTGCGTTATTTCCGCGGGTATTGACACGCTTGGATGACCCTCAGTATAAACTTCTGGGCGGATAAGAATACATTTGGTAATATTACCATATTGTTTGCGCATATATTTAAAACCATCATTTATTATTTCAATGTATATATTGCGGTGGTTGGTGTATTTGCTTGTAGTTGCTAATATTGCATATTGTGGTGATATACACGGAAGAGTAATATACATACCGGTATTGTCTTCGTCTGTTGTAAATATTGTTAATAATGCAATAAGTTCGTTCATTGTATCTCGATATGTAACGATATGTTTGTGATGTCGTTGTGTTTTATTCACAATTTTCCATGCGTATACAACATTAAAATATGAAAATTTTTGAGTTTTAAAATCAGACATATATTGATTCGCATCATCCTTTAATTGTTGGGGATAATTATCAAAATGTGCTTTTAAATCACCCCATGTATTGTCATATATGTATTTTAGGCCATATACTATGTCCATGTTGGATTGTATTAATTTTGAAAATGTGTCATCCTCTTCATAATGATGTTCATAAAAGTGTTTTCGAATATTAAAGTCGGTATTGCGTATATATCCATATTTAAGTATTTCTATGAGCTCTTCGTTAGTTGGGATGTCAGCTGTAAAATTTCGGCCAGTATCATGCGTATGCATGGGCGTATGGATTTTGTATTCGTCGGCAATTGATTCAACTTTCGTGCAATTAAATACATTTATTATTTTTTCATGATATGATATTTTACTTGTACAAGTAGTAAAGCAAAATCCGGGTATATTCGGAAAGGTATCTTGCATTACCATACACGCGTGCGCAACTAAACGCACTTCCAAGTCAGTATATATAGACATATCGCCGGTTCGCGTATTGAGTATATATTCAACAGTCATGAGCGGTAATCCAATAAAAAAAACGTGGGCATCGTCGATAACTTCGATTGGTATTCCCATTAATAAAATATTACAGTATTTTTTGGCGCATATAAATGATATATTACGGTTGTCCGGATATTGTCGCAGTGTATTAATATATGTATTATTAATAATTCCATTTTTATTTTCATTAACATATTTGTTTATAATACTTTCTATTTGTTGTTGTTTTCCATCGGTGGTTTCGTATCCCGATTGCATTAGTAGTATATCGACATCAAACTTATCGTCGCTATGTCCATTGCCAATATAGATTAACTGTTTATATATACGCGAGCTTAGCGACATTGTTTTGTAATATCGCAACACATCATCCGACCCATCATATTTTGCATAATATGTATCATACTTTCCCCCACCGTGCATTATTTTATTTTTTGTTTTTAAATATTTGTTTTTATATTTAATGTATTTTTTATACGTGTCGTTGATATTCATAAAAGGACTGTCCAGTAAATATCCGATATATTATAATGTACCATTACATAATAATCATACATATTCCGAATTATTTACTGGATCGTCCATATATATTATTTATATACACAACTAAAAAATATCAGTGCATTGTATCACACATAATGTCGTTCATAAACGCATTGTAGTATTATACCGCGAGTAATATGTATTGATATGTGTTTGTGTTTGTTATGATGGTATACTATTTTTTATCATATTAACATAAATACACATATAATGCGGGTACACATGTACAATAAATAGAGAAAAATCCACACGATTGTTGAGTATCGATACGAAGTATTGATGCACCTTATCCCCAGTTATATGGCTTGTTCGTAATATGTATGTTGATTATGTACCATATTTTATGAATCAAACGCTCTCGAATTGCGTATAAATAAATGTTTGAATACGCTATCAAAATGCGGCATCGATGTGTTAATGATTTCGTCGGTTAACACGGTTTTTTTGACATATTCGGTTAATGTTGTGTAATATTTATTAATAAACGAATTAATGACATTATACATTCTTAGCATGTTTTTTTTATCTTCGGGATGCTGAACCAATTCAATCTTAGACACTATTTCGTCTGGAATAATAATATAATTAACATTTGGGAATTTACTATACAATATTTTAAGTATACGTATGTATATATTGTTGATCGACTCTTTATTAACAAATGAACGTACCGCGTGTCCGGGGGGTATTATTGGAAGTGTGTGTATTATGCTTTGTGCTTTATTCGCCCATATATAGCAACAAATGGATATTATCTCTGTATTTGGTTGGGGACGCATAATCACATATTGGTCTTGTTTATAATGGCGAATACACTGTTCATTATGATTATATATGCAGTTATTTATGTGTGGATATGCGTGACATATCGGGTTATTAATAGGATGTATGTATGTTTCTAAGTCTTTGTATGATATGCCATCTATAAGCTTGTTGATATGAACGCGTGCGATAGCATCAATTAGTTTGACGCAATTGTGTTTTATTACGGCACTTATTTGATTATATTCGGATTTGTTTACGTATTGTATTCCAATTGCAATATCGGCGTCGGCGGGCTGTGTCGATAGGTGTCCGTTAATTTTGTATATTATGTCTGGATTGACCATGCTGAATACATTATCAGAATCAACCGTAATAAACTCGTCAATGTTCGTATTATTTAGTGTTGGTATTGATCGCGATGTTATTTGTTCAGGTATTGTCATATTGAGTAACGATACCGGTTTAATAAGTCTAATGCTATTAATATGGATATGTGTTTGTTGTAGTTGTTCAAATGCATAATCAATTATGTCGGCATATACGTTATTTAATGAAAATCGGTTGCCGTTATGCATACGTATCGCGTAGTCAATTGATATACATGGAAGGGTAATTACACAATACTTATAATCGCGATGTATGTATATTACCAATAGTGCGATAAGCTCATTCCTTGTATTATGAAAGGTCGCCGTATATCGTGATATGGGACATTGTTCCTTATTTTTAAAAATGGCGCTATTAACAATATTGTTTGTTACATTCCATGCGTAATTAATATTCTCATATAAAATCAATTGAGCTGGTTTATTTTGCATATATATATGTATGTCGTCATTCGTTATATTAAAATGATCATATTCGGTAGCGCGAGATTTGCGTAGTTGTTCTATTCGTATCAATTGTTCATGGTGTTTTTTTATGATTTCCGAATCGTTGCGGGAATCGTCTTCGGAATACTTACTGAATGATTTTCGTATATTATCCTTAGTATCGGTAATAAATCCATTTGCGAGTATTTGTAATAGTTCTTCATCATTCGGAATAGTTGCATTAAAATAAAGGATTTCCGTACAAGAGTTTGGGTATATGTCGATATTGAGCGGGTCGTTCGGATTTGTGTCGTATTTACAATCGAATATATTTATTATTGTGTCTGGGTATAATTGGATATCTTGTGCACTAGTAATCATATAAAAATTATCGATTTTTTCGTATTTGTGACACATTACCATACACGCGTACGCAAATAAACACACCTCCAAGTTTTTAAATTTGGATTCGGTATAATTTGTTAAATCAATAATACTCGATATACTTGATAATACACGTCCAATACAAAAATATGTACAATCTTGTATATATTCTACAGGCACCGTTGCCAACAAATTATTACATGAATGACATATTTGCATCCACTGTATATTATCGTGGGTAGACGATAAGTCGACCATACTGTCAATGTATATGTCGTCAGGTATTATATTATTACTCATATATTGTCGAAACATATTAGTTATGGATGATTTATCATCAATTTGGTCACGTGGTATTATACGCGATAAAAACTGTTCGATGTTCCTATCAACATCTATAGATAATTTGTACAATAACTTAGTATCGTTAACGATGGTTTCGTTTAACGTATTTACCATTTTATATTGCAATACATCATCCGGCCCATCATATTTTGCATAATATGTATCATACTTTCCCCCACCGTGCATTATTTTATTTTTTGTTTTTAAATATTTGTTTTTATATTTAATGTATTTTTTATACGTGTCGTTGATATTCATATCAATATATAAATACACTTCATAAAAAACTCATTATTGGATCGCGACATAAAAATATTTGGCAATAATATAATAATTCGCAAATATAATGGCTCAAAATACAGGCGCATCCAATAGATTAATATACGATCCATGTTCATATGAAAAATACGTTAATATGAGTACGTCTCCTTTTCAATATCAAATGTATAATGGAAAGTTTGAGAATAAACGTAAGTGCGTTGGTACGAAATTTTATACACCTATGGAACTAGTCGATATTGATACAGAATTATCCGCACGCAATAAACCGGCATCATTATGTAATAATTATAAATATAATCCATTTTGTAAAAAATCTAGTATGTGCTTAAGTACATTTGATAAATCGGTACCCATTATTGCTCCGCCGGATTTATGTCCAATTGTACATAATAACATTAAAAAACCGGTTAGTAAAGGATATACAATGCCAGATACTGATATTTGTAAAAAGTAATGAACTATTAGTTGATATTATTTACAAATTTAATATTTGTAAATAATATAACAATGAGCGATAATACATATTGGATATATGATTATAAAATATTATTAAAATACTGGAAACACGTTACACCTCATCACTCGTATACGATGGTTAAAAATATGAATTCACTAACAAGATTGTTAATTTATGCATATATATGTTGTATATTACTAAATACATGTACACATCATGACTGTTCATGTTCATTTATATTAATATGCATATTACTTGTAACCTTATTTGGGATATTTATCACACATTCGAAAAACGAACCATTTGAAAACGAAAATAAAAACGAAGATGGTGATATATGCAACAACATTATAATTAATGAAAATTTGAAACGTCCACTGCAATCAATAAATGATAATTATTATGTTAACCAGGATATATCAGATAGCTATAAATTGAATCGGACACATAATAACAGCGCGAATTTTAATAAATTTTGTTATCATGGAAATGATACATGTAAAATGCAGTATATGTACTGTCATTAGTTCTTTTTAGTACCCCTTCGCGTATCTTTCCTTGATTTTGGCTTGTTTGGCGTTTTTTCCGCATGTGGTGTATCGTGTATATCTTGTTTATTAATATTATTATTAATAACATCGTCGATTACATTATCTGATATATTCATTTCGCATAATTTTAGTGAGTTATCTATCGTTACAATGTCTTTAGTAATGTCATCATTAACTTCTTTTAGTTGTTCTGCTATTATTTCCTTTTTTTTTTCAGCATATTTTTCGGGAGGCTGTACTTGTTTATTGTGTTTTTCTTTTTCAGCATATTTTTCTGAATGTTGAGTTGGTTTATTGTGTTTTTCTTTTTCAGCATATTTTTCTGAATGTTGAGTTGGTTTATTGTGTTTTTCTTTTTCGTTTTCATTTATCAGCACATGTTTCGACGGTTGGTTATTTTGCGATGTATGTCGAGCATGGTCGGTATGGCATGTGTTAATTTTATTAGATTTTATTAAAGAATCTATCACGCAATATATATTGGTTGTTATGTAATGTAAATTATTACATTCTAACAATAATAATTGAGACTTGTTAAATATTATCTTTGTCATTGTTGTTTTGTTGATCGCTGGGACGTATGTGCAATTGACATGTGTAAATTCTGACATATCAACATATACGTAAAAACATCCCGTTAACTGCTTTGACATATTTACAGCATATTGTTTAATAATGTCATTGTTTTTAAAAGCAGATGAATTAAAAAATATTATTATTGGGTTATTCGTTTTATTTTCAACAATATCTATTAAAGATGAATCATTAATTATTTTGCAAATGTTAGTGATGTGCGATGACATTATATTATATTATATTAGATTATCGTTTGTTTATGTTAAACTAATATAAAATAATATAATATAAATCAATATAATAAATGGCTACTGAGCTTATATTAATAGACAATGTCGATACGGCTGTATTTAAAATGACGTTTATAGATATTATTTCAACAATAATACATCACACCGATACCAAAAATTCATTTGTTTTGGATGAATATATGAGCCATATTGACGATCTTAATTTTGAAAAAATAATATTGCATTTTTATAATGCGTTGATTGAGTATGATAACGATATATTGTGCAACGATTTTGATTTTATACAATCCATTGCACGAAATCCAATTCCAAGCATAAATTTATTCGAATGTATGTCTGATATTGATGATAAATTTAAGTATATTATATATGGCAAGCTATCTGTATTATTTAATATGAAATCAAAATATGTTATTGAATATAAAAATAACCCAACGGAAAATACTGAATTTGGTATTGATGATATAATCAACGAATCTACAGCGGATAATATAAATCAACAAGAACCAAAGGCATTTGACGAAATGGGGTTAATGAGTGACGTTACAAATATGCTAGGTGTTGGTGATATTATGTCGAAAATAGGTGATATATCGGGCGATGATTTACATGGTATTAAAGATCAGATAATAAATGTAATGGGCAATGATGACGATAGAACTAATGAATTATTGTCCGGGCTAGTAGACAACATTGCAAACGAGCTTAAAAATAAAGATAATATGAGCCAGAATAACCCGATGGAATCGATTATGCAAATTGCTAAAAATATAACAGACAAAATAAAACCTAATTTATCGAATGATGATGAGGATAAAATGTGTAATATCGGGACGTCGTTCATGTCGAGCGCAATCGATATGATAAATAATGAAGAGCCAAAAGAAGAGCCACATGAAGAGCCAAAAGAAGAGCCAAAAGAAGAGCCAAAAGAAGAGCCAAAAGAAGAGCCAAAAGAAGAGCCACAAGAAGAAAAACGTAAAAAAAAAAAGCACAAGAATAAAAAGAAAAAAACAAACATCATAAAAG